GCACGCACACGAACCACGTCGAACACCATGTCCGGCAGCAGCAAAGTGCCGAATTCATGCTCCTCGTCGTATCTGACCAGGAGTCCTGCGTCGACCTCACCAGTGAGCGGATCATAGTGCACGGCCGCGCTGTCCGGGTGTTCGAAGCTGATGCGCGCTCTGCCGTCCGGCATCGACGTGACCAAGCCGAACGCACGTCCGGTCGTGGTCATCATCAGCGCGCTCTCCTGCAGCTTGCGGTCGCAGTCGTTCCGTTCCCACACGCGCATCACATGCGAGTCCAATTCGTGATCGTCATATGGAATGAAGCCCTTGAAGTGGATGCGCTCGACAGGCGCCTGCGCCACAGGCAGACACCAGTTGTCGGCGAAGCCGGAAAACCTATCCGCCATGTAGCGTTTGAACTCGTCGGACGCGAATTTCAGGGTGCCGCGCTTGCCGCGCACATAATCCGTATGCTTCCTGATGTCCGGACGACGGTTCTCGATCTTCAAGGCGAGAAGATTCGCCATGCGATTCACGTCATCGGCGGTACGAATCATTTAGAACCCCCTAGTAGTAGAACCAGTCAGCAGGTACGCCTTGCGTTTCCTGCCCCAACCGGCGGCACGCGCGTCGCATGCCGCCTCATGCGCCAGCACGCACGTCACCGCCGCATCAATCTTCCGCGTCTGCTTCGGCTTGCCCAACCCGTAGCGTTCACCGGATTTGGCGAAGCGTCTTGCGTTGCGCATGTGCGTGATGGTGATCGGGCATCCGTCCTGAGTGATGGCATGGTGCTCGAGGTCGGATTCGAAGCGTTTCAATGCCTCCCAGACGGCGGTGATACGGCTCGAACCGCTCATCGACCAAGGGATGAATTTCTTCGGCCCGTATTGGGAGTCCCATGCCTCGATCTGCGACTCCCACGACACCTCGTCGCGGAAACCCGGATCGCAATAGGCGCGGATTATCCGGTATCGGTCGTTGAGCTCGTCCATGGCGGCGTTGACCTCGCTGCGCGGGATGCGGCCGCCCCACGTCTTCGGATTCCAGATCGTCGGACGGCGATCCTCGCCGTACCGTGGCGTGAAGATGAAACCTTCACGGGTCTCGGCCTTGATGCACGTCCAGTCGTCGTTCTCGGAGCCGTCGAAGCCGAGACACACCTCAGTGCCTTTCGGCGGATTCTCAAGCCAAAGCTCATGCTCCTGCATAGCAAGACTCCCAAAGTCCATCCTCGAGCCAAGCGCCGCCGCCCTGCACCATTCGGTTGCCGAAGAAGCGTTCGGCCTGAGCGGGGTCCTTATCCATGAGCGCCTCGGCCTCCGCCTCGACGGAGTCCAAAGGCACCCACGGGCTGCCGGCGTAGACCCATTCGAGGATCCTGCGGCGTTCGCGCCGGTTGTTGAAGCTGTATGGCGTGCCGTCCTTGTGCCGCAGGTCCGGGTTAAGGTCCGGGTTGCGGTAGAAGATCCACACGTCCGATGCCGATGTCTCGAATTGCTGCTGTGCATAGGAATTTTCGCCGGGGTCGTAGGCGTTGGTCCAGAAGTGCGTTCTGCCGCCCATGCCTGCGGCGCCACGACGCTGCGTATCCGCCACGTCGAGCATCCCATTGGATTTCGTGTATAAACCGGCCTCGTCCTGTTCGGCGTCCGAGATCGGGTTGCCCAGACGGCTGGTGGCCGAGGCGGTCACCACGTCGATGCGGTCGAGGTCGAGATCGTCATCATCCAGATTGATTCCGGGGCGCAGGATTCGGATGAAGCCCTCGCGCACCTTGAGCAGCTGCTTCAAGGGGCCGAGCCGGATCATCGCGACCAGTGGACGGTAGGCGTTGCGCACCTGGTCCTCGGAATTCGCGGTCAGCTGGATGAGCGGCGACGGGTGACGCATGCCCTTCGGCTCGCCCGGATTGTAGTGGTAGACCCATCCGCGAGGGGCAGCCGTTGTCGGAGCAACGGTACACGTCGCCGGGCTTCGCCCATCCGGCGAACACGACTGGGCCGCATGCCTCGAGTATGGCGCATGACGCCTCGGTTGGCCCCTTGCCGGTCTTCTGCGGGCCGATGCAGCCCGTCAGACGATATTGGAAAGCCTGGTTGAGGACCAGCGGATTATCGACCGTGACCTCCTCGGGCGGGACGAACTCCGCGTCCTCGCGCACACGCCACCTGTGCGCCGCATACCAGAACTGCCAGTCCGACCAGCAGAAGGGCTTGCCGCGAAGGATGCCGTCGGGCTGGCGCACATGCCGCCGCACCCAGGCGTCCTGCAGGTCGGCGAGGGTCGGGAAGTCGATGATCCAATCGTCGGCCATGTCACGCCCTCAACCGGCGTGGGAACTGGACGATCTTGGTGTCCATGCCGCTCTCCGCGGCCTCCGCGTCCGTGGCGGGCACCTCGTGTGCGGCCATGTCGACGTTGTCCTCGGAGATCTTCCAGCCGAGCGCCTGCAATCCAGCCTCCGACAGGCCTATCCGGTCCTCGAGCCGGATCTTGATCGCCACGTCCGCGGCCTTGGCCAATGAGCTCTCGCAGATGACGCATTCGCGGACATATGATGCGATCTGATAATGCAGATACCGAAGCTGCGGCTGTTTCCACGCGCGCGCCTGCGGCAGACGCCACAACTGCCTCCACAGTTCGGCCTCCCGGTCATTCCAGGATTCCGAACCGGCGGTGTCCTCGACCCATTCCTGCGACTCCTTGTCGAAATCACGGATCACATACGGCGGCAGCGGAAACTTCGGCGGCCGGCCCTTGTATTCCGTGTTCGGCAGACTGCGCAGGGTGTATCCCCTGCGTTCGCTCGCACCGCTCGACGGATCCGGCATTGGACCGGATCTGACGCGTTTTCCTCCTCTTGGCATGTCTCCTCCATCGTCGGACGGCCTCGCGCCGCTCCTTCGCTGTCGGCGGCCGGGCCTTTCGCCCGACCCCCTCTGAAACTTTTGAACCCTCCGCACCTCGGAGACAGCTCTCCGGCGGTTCCGCTACCCAAACTTTTAGGGGGTATCCCCGTGGGTGTTTTGATGGTTTGCTTCCGTTTGTTTTGCAACGGTTTTTTGTTTGACTCGCTTGCTGTTGCGATGAGTCGCGAATCAAATCGAAAAGACTTGGTCGCTTTCGTCTTTCGTGTCGTTCGACGTGAGCGGCTGGCGTCGTCGGCTTGGCTTCGATGAAATGTTTTGTTTTGGTGCCGAAGCCTGTGTGTGTCAGCTGAGGTTTTGTCTGTTGTTGAAGCCTGAAGGTTTCGTCCTTGCGGTCTTGCTGTCGTGGCAGCGCTTGCACAGGCCGCGCATGCGTTGCGGGTCGTTGGGGTCCAGGCCTGCTTCGACGAGCTCGACGCGTTCAAGCGGCCAATGGTCGGCGATGGTGCTGGGGGCGCCGCATAGTCCATGGTGCCTGCCGCATCCGTCCGGCCCGTCGCCGGGACAGACACACCGCGGGTCCCTCGCCAGCACACGGGCCCGTGCGAGCCTGTGGGCTTTCGAGGTGTATGGATTGCGGCCGCGCGAGCGGCGCTTGTCCTTGGCTTTCCTGCACTCGTCGCACAGGGAGCCGGAGGAGACCAGGTGTGGGCAACCGGAGGTGGAGCATACCTTGTACATCAATCCCCCATCATCACGTAAGCGCGGGATTGGCTTGCCTGCCGCTGTTGGTGTATGCCCACTCTGACGTGAGTGGGTGGAGCGTGTCCGATATGCCGTTCGGACAGGACGGGTACGTAACCCAATGAGTAATGAGTTAGGAGAATCCAAGGTGGATATGAAAAGGGTTCAAACCGTATGTCTTCGGTTTGAACCCTCTAATCCACTGACAATTGTGCGTTGCACTTTCGATTTTGTCAAATCGAGTCGCGTCGCACGACCTGTCCATGCACGTCGGAAAGCCTGTACAACGGCTGCCCCTTCACGTTTTCGCCAACCGGATGGAGCCTGCCGCGCTTGCGCCATGAGCGAATCGTGTTCGCGTTGCACTGGAATCCGCATTCGCGCAGCAGTTCCGCACACTCCCCCGCCGTGAACGCGCGTCCCGACCGAACGCATTCCCTCAGGAACCCCAACCGCACATCCGCCACACGGTAAGTGTTGCCACACACGGGACATGCAACGCTTACCGCGCCGACCGTCGCTGTCAATTCGACTCCGCACGGCGGGTTCGGACATCTTCCGATGCCATGTTTCGCAGGCGGCACGTCGATGATGTCCAGCGTCTTTCGAACCATCGACTCCCACTCATGGTAGAAGTCAGCGATGTCAGGCATGCGGCGCAGTCGAGGACTGCCGGCGCAGACACGCAGCATGTCCACCAGCGGCGGATGCACGCCATAGGTCGCCCAAGGCATGGCGGGCGGAGCGTACAACCGGCGCCAGAGTGCGATTGCGGCATCCTCGATGGCCTGCATGTGGTCGAGCACCGGCAATCGGATTGGCGTCGGCGCGGCTGGAAGGTTGACGCGTCCAGGCTGGCGGCCTCCGTAGTGCGCGGTCGAGTCCAGGAACTCATGCAGCGAATCCAACCATGATGGATATTCCCGCAGCCAGCCGCGTATCAGCCCATCGCATCTCGCGCACATGGTGTCGCCGACAGCGCATTCTCCGCCGCAGACGAGGCACACGCCGGCGAGCGCTGGCTTTGGTTTTGGTTGGTTTGTGCTGGTTGTGTCTGGTTTGGTGTTGGTTGGGATTCGTTGTTTTGTTCGTTCATTTGTTCGATTCCCTCCGGCGTGGTAGTCTTCTGGTGGTGTCAGGAGCCCGGCCGGAAGGTCGGGTTTCTTGTTATTCGCGGGTGTGTTGGATGATCGCTTTGATTTCCTCTTTGGGGATTTGCGGTACGAGTGGCGAGATCTCATCGAGGCTGTATCCGGCCTGATGCCATTTGATGATCATGTCCATGAGGGTTTTCTTCACTTTCATTTCGTTTCCCTTCGTATTTGCTGGATGAGCGTCTCGTATGGTTTGCGGTGGAAGATGCGTATCCACCATTCGGGGCGGCGGCCCCATATGGTTTTGACTTCGGTGAGGGGAAACC